TGCCGAGCGCCGAGCGGAGCTTGTACTCGCAAAGCGCGTGAGCGTCGGTACCTTCGGCTGCAAAATCGCTGCCTTTGTCGTCGTAGTCCTCACAGAGCCTTGCCGAGGGAGGGCAATTCAGCCACCTGTGCGAAGATGATGCAGAGAGAAGTGCGTGATTACCCATTTCCCAGCACCTCCGCGTCTGCGACCAGCGCTTTGTACTTTGCCGGGTCGACTTCGGAGAGCTTGCTGGCACCGTACTTCTGGAGGAGTTCACGGATCTGAGCGGTAAAGCCGTCACGCGACTTGTTGGCCAGAATTGCGCGAACCGCCTCAAGGGTGAGTGCCGGTTCTTCTTTTAGGGGTTCCGGAGTGGTTTCCGGTTCGGCTTCACCGTTGCCCCTGAAGGCTTCGGTCAGCCAGTTGGCGATGGAGTTAATAGAAGATGCAATATCCCTTAACTCTTTGATGGTCGTGCCCATTTCGCTCATTTTGCTCATTGTGGTTTTCTCCTCCTTCCTTGGATTGACTTGTCTGGGCTTCTCGGATCAGCTGCCTTGCCAGACGCTTTGACACTACGCTGATAGCCGTCAGGACTCCGATGAGCTCTTCATCAGCAACGGCTCGGTTGTCTTTGGACTCGTTCATGGCGGGTACCTCCTTCCGAGGACTTTTTTGTTGTTTCGCTGTCCTCAGTACCCACTGGACAGAAGGTGCCGTTTTGAACGAAAAGTTTTGAAAAAAATTTTGACCGCCGTAGGATTTCTCCCACGACGGCCAATGTGTACTATTAAATGAAGTCTTTCAGGGCTTCACGAAGAAGGTCGAGCACGCGCTTCTTCTGATAGTTGATGGTGGACTGACGCTTGCCTAAATCCGCAGCCATCTCGCGTTCGGTTTTTCCTTCCATAATTAACTGACAGATGCGTCTGCCGTCCGGGTCAAGCCTGTCAAGCTCTTCGTAGAGGGCTTCGAGCAGGGCCGTGTTTATAGCAATGGCCTCCGGGGAAGGCTCATCAGAAACGATAGTGTCACCGATGGTCAGACCTTCAGCATCATCAAGCGGGGTATCGTAGCTGACGGTATTGCCGCAGGCGCTGTACGGGCAAACTCTGCAGTCGGCATCGCACGCCCAGAGCTTGGACTTCGGGCAAACACAACGACCGCTGCGCTGCATCTGCTTTCTGATGCGGTCGATTTCCGGGATGATTGCGCGATAGGTTTCTTCCGGAATAGGTACCAGAGTGACATGAGAGGGCTTGTCCGCATCACGGACGGGATAAAAGAATTCTGATTTTGACATAAAAATTTCCTCCGTAGATTTTCTTGGTGAACGGAGGAAACTTCGTGGTCAGCTGCATTTTGGCAATAGGAAACCTACCGCAGTCCTGACGGAGTTTTCTCCGTTCGGTCTGCAGCTCCCATATCCAGTTGGTAGCTGTTCTTGTGAAATTGTCCCAGCAAGCAGCACTGGATCATCCGTGGCCTACGGATGTACCGCTTGAGGGCGTGAGCACTAGCTCGCATCTCTAATTTTAGTCAGAATCCAGAATTACACGAGGAAGTGGCACTTCCGGTTCAAAGGATTGAAAACCCTTGAAAAATGGGCAAAAAAATAAGGCCCTCATGTCGTGATGACATAAGAGCCTTGATTTACAAGGGGTTTCTACCGGAAGTGGGACTTCCGAATTATTTTTCGATCTCGGTTAATTTGTTACCGTTTTTGGGTAATTGCTGTGGAATACCAGCATCTCGGAGTTTCTCGTTCCACATATAAATAGTTTCCATGTGGTGGTGGTCAATCAGATACCGGTAAATAAGGTTCTCCTCTGATGCGGTCATGATGTTATATCCGGCTTTAGCAATGAGGTCATATGCAAAGGACGGATGCAAATTTAGTCCTATGCAAAGAGCAAGTACACTTTGAAGCGTAGGCTTGGCGTCTTTTCTGTTCCTATAATCCTGAATCATTCGTGAGCTGATGCCGGAGCGTTCTTCCATTTTTTCATTTGTGTATTTGCGGCGCTCAATGTGATAATCAAGAGTGCCACAGAAAGAGGACGGTACTTCTGCAAGAATATCCGATACCCGTTTAGCCTCTTCTGCAATGGTCGCCATTTCACGAGCGCGCTTCAGGACATCTTCGTTTTTGCCTTCGTTTTTATTAAAGGTGGCCTCAACGAAACTCTTTGAATCTGCATCCCTGCAAAGGAAGCAGATACGGTAGAAAGAATCATCATAGTGGGTGCTGACTCTGGTGGTACGGTCGAATACTAAGCAGCATTCATCGGCATGCTCCAAAGCATAGTCTGTCAGAGTGGCCTCGCAGCCATCTGCAGTTTGGACATATTTTGGATCATTGATGATCATCATGCCACCGGCATGGATGATGCGGCCTGCACGAATATCTTCTATGAGCTCCGAGTTAAAGAAGCTCTCAAATATAGCATTGTTTCTGTCAATAATGAAGGTCTGCCCGCGCTTAAGAGAGCCTTTCTTAAACGAGAATGGCGGATAGTTAACGCCGTCGACGAAATTGAACACACCAGCAGCTTGTTCAAATCCGAGCTCAAAAGCACGAATTTTAGCTGCGGTTGTAGATACTTTGAAAAAATCAGCGAACTCTCTTATCGCAAGTTCCATGATGAAGCCGTCACGGATAGTGCCTCTATAGTCTCTGCGAAGCCGTTGAAGGATTTCGGTAAGTTTGGATCTGCCGGTTTTTTCTGGAATCAATATTTTGGGAGCAATGGAGTTTGCCTGCCATTCCATCCACGATAATTCGTCTTCGAGCTGGTTCGGGTTTTTCCTGTAGTCCTCAACAACCGCACACGAAAGGGCTTGATGTTCCGGGTTGAGGAGTTTTTGAAGTTCAAAGAATTTATAGTGCTTGTCCCAATGGACGCACTCATGGATAATCGTGTTGTTGCGGGAGCCGATATTCCGCATGAAGAAAACATCCGGATTTACAAGTATCGTACCGGGCTGAATCTCTGTCGAAATGACTTCACGCTGGTCGGCGCTTGTATATATTTCGACTGTGGCTGTGTTGAAATAGGTCTGGCCAAATATGCCATCGGACAAAGGTGCATAGAAAACCGTCAACCCCATTTTATCGATGATTTCCATGATCGGAAGAGGCATAGGCGTTTCGAGTGCTTGTGGGCAATACTTCTGCAGAAACTTCTCCGCGTGTTTGTCGAGGTCCTTTGCATACACATATGGGACAAGATACTTCGTGAGCGCATCCTCAGCCTTAAATCTCTCGCTGGAATATTCCGAAATGTCCCTGATCGAAAAGTTGCGAATACCATCTCGAAGAATGGCCGAACAGGAAACGGAGAACCAGCGGTCAACCATGTCGCTGTCGTAGTCACGACGCGATTTGCCGGAAATCTCAATATCAGCTTGAACCGTCACTTGAAAATCGATGTGGTCGTTATCAGACTCATGGAAGCTCACGCCCATCACATGGAAATCATCTAACCCAGCATATGAAGGATCAGAAACGGAAAATGAGGACAGGTTCATTCTGTCCTTGTTTTGGTAGATATAGTTTTTCAGCTTGCCGTGAAAATTGTCGTAATAGACATCCTCAATATAGGCCGCAAACGATCGATAACTCTTTGACAAACCCGTCCCTCCCTGAAATAATCAAATTGAGTACCTTTAATTATATCACAAGTTCGGAGATATTTCAATATTATGTGGTAAAAATTCCAGCGTTTTCAGAGAGAAACTATTGTAATTTGCACTTTTCTGTGATATAATAGTACATGTTGAGTTTTTGATGGGCTTTAGAACGATTGCAAAAGGAGCTCCCAATGGAAGTAAGCTATAAGAAACTGTGGAAAATCCTAATAGATAAAGACATGAAGAAAAAGGACCTGCAGGCTGCTGCGGGCATCAGTTGGACTTCGGTCACTAAACTATCCAAGGGCGAAACTGTAAGCATGGAAGTCCTTATGAAGATTTGCAAGGCTTTAGATTGCAATATTGGAGACATTATGGACCTTATACCCGCAGAAGGAGAAGTGACCACCAGTGAGCAACAGTGAGGAAATTATCAGCCACGCGAACCCGCACACAATCAAGAAGTTCGAGTTGATTGAAAAGTATGTCGAAGCATGGGCGCACATACTTCTTCTGAATAAATACTGCACCGGACTCGTTTTTATCGATTGTATGTCAAATAGCGGTGAATATGTCGATGATGACGGTCAGCAGGTTTTCGGGACGCCGGTTCGCGTTGCTAAATACCTCCGTCAAGTTGCAGGACAGTATTATGGGAAACAGATAGATTTGTACTTTAGTGATCTGTCCGCTGCCAAGACCGCTCATCTCGAAACCCTTATGCCCGGCGAAACCAGAAATTTTCATTATCATATTACTACCGAAGACGGTAATGAACTCGCAAAACGGATCGGCAAATCGATGGTAAACGGAAAGCACTATTTGCTTATTTACGATCCATTCCAAGCGACCATAGACTGGAATGCTCTTTTTCCGTACATCAATAATTGGTGTGAAATCATCATTAATCATATGGTTTCGGATTCAATGCGGGCTGTAAAAATGGTCAAGAAGGATACGGCAAGAAATAAATATGAGCAGACCTATCTGACAGAACTGGAAAACCTTATTCCTTACGGAAGCGATAAAACCGCTTATGAAAAACGCGTTGAAGAGATAATCAAGGCCCTTCGCCGCAATAGAAACCGCCAGTACTATATCGCAGCATTTCCGTTTTTCAATGAGAAAAATGCTATTGTGTACGATTTGATTCACTGCACAAGTAATCTGAAAGGATTCCAGCTATATAAAAAGAGTGCATGGCAGACCTTTGGAGGAAAGTCATCTACGAAGAACACTCACGGCAATGAGAATCAGATCATGCTTGATTTTGAAGGAAACGGGTTCTTCAAAACAGTGACTGACGAGTTTTGCTATTATATTAAAGACATCGCGGAATACCTGCAAGCCCGGTTTGATGGGCAGGCCGATGTTCCATTTGATGAGCTGTGGGCTGTTCTTGATGAACACCCAGTTTTCCCGTCAGACGGGTTTAGAAACGATATCAAGAGAGAGCTAAAGCAAAGCTACAAAGCCTCGGTATCACGAGACAAGATAAGCTTTGCGCGTAGAGGTGCAGTATGAAAAAAGTTAAGGGTTACATCGAAAGAAAAACCATGCTTTACAAAACAGGCGTAGAGTATGGCGACTATACGATGAACCATATTCAAGGCTGTGCTCACGGCTGTAAATATCCGTGCTACGCATTCATGATGAAAAAACGCTTCGGTCAAGTGAAAACTTATGAGGATTGGTTAGAGCCATACTTGGTTTCAAATACTCTTGAGTTGCTGGATAAGGAAATACCGAAGCTAAAGGATAAAATCAAATCGGTTCAGCTGTGCTTTTCAACAGACCCGTTCATGTATGAGTATCCAGAAATCGAGAAAATGAGTATAGCGGCGATCAAGAAACTGAACGCAGCAGGGATCAAATGCTCTGTTCTTACAAAAGGAATACTTCCTGCTGAATTGGCTAACCTGTCGAAGGATAACGAATATGGCATCACGCTTGTATCGCTTGCAGAGAGTTTCCGGGAGAAGATGGAGCCCGGAGCCGCACCGTTGAAAAAGCGTCTGGCCGCGTTGAAAGCACTTCATGAAGCCGGTTGTAAGACATGGGTGAGTATCGAACCGTATCCTACTCCCAACATCATAGAACAGGATATAAAAAAGGTTCTGGCCGCCGTTGGCTTCGTTGATAAGATCATCTTTGGAAGAATGAACTATAGCACCGAAGTGACTGCGTATAAATCACACAAAGAGTTCTTTAATGACTGCGCTGCAGAAGCAATAAAGTTCTGTGAAGAGCACGGTATTGCTTATCACATTAAGGACGGAACGGTAACGGATTGATTACTGGCAACGAGTATAACCTGCTGTGAAATCAGCAGGCTGTATCTCTCTACGAAAGGAGAAAACATGGGAACCATAATAAAACGCTTCAGTGATGGCTCTTTTTTGGAATACGATAGAGGTAGCTTTGATGATTGGTGTGTTTATTACACTAATTCGCCTGGCTTGAGAAGACCCCCAAGGGACACAGATTACTTTGGACAGCTCAGAAATTTAGCAGACGCTTATGGCGTCGACAAGGTTTATGGCGACTATGTTGCTGTGTATGAAAGAACGGGAAAAGAAGTTTCTGTGGATGCATTAAACTTCATTAGCAATATAGCATCAAGTTATGGCCCAGCTCAATTAGAAGTCGATGTAATGTATTCGGTTTTATATATGGCCATGATTGCTGATGAACGAAAGAAGTACACTCGCCTTGGAAAGCGAATAAAGAGACTTGGCATTTATAAACTGCTCATAGAAGGACAATCTGTTGTTGAATCCGCAAATTTCATGCGTGGAATGGGCTGGAGAGACATAGCGCAGATGTGTGAAGAAAGAAGTTTTTAGGAGGAAAAGAAATGGCACGACATGAGGTTACACAGTTCTTTTCAAACGAAGGGACAAGAAATGAAGTTAGGATGCACGTAATTGATGCGTTATCAAACGAACTGCCGGGAACTGGCAACGGGGATGACGCCTCAAAGTACATTTATTATGTTGAAACATTAGTATCTGGTGACCGGGTTTATTTGCAGAGGCCGGCTAACCTTCATAACGGTTTTGATTTTCTCGTTTGCGTTGAAAACACAAATTATGCTCCAGAAGGTCAAAGAAGACGGAATTTTCCCAAACACGAGGATTTGGGAGCTGACTTGCAGATGAAGAAACAAGAAAACCCTGAAATGTATGCTCGCCTTTACGAGCTTCTAAAACGCGTTTTTGATTGCCACGATGTTCAGGAAGCAGAATATGCGGATATACGCTTTAATGTGGGGCTGCCAGTAGACCATATACTTAAGGCCATCAAGTGGTTATTTATCGAACAGGACATTCGGTACTGGAACTATTCAGGAAGAAACATGACATGGGGACTCGTCCCTCCGCTTGACTGATGGTCTGCAGACACACAAAGTTATCAATAAATCTTTCCAAATAGACTTGCTATGTCGGAAACTTTATGGCATATATACAATGATTCTGTTTGGGATAGGAGGAACCCACTATGAAACTTAAAATCGGACCATTTGTAAAATGGGCAGGCGGGAAAACGCAATTGTTAGAAAGGCTGGAAGCCAGAATACCGGATAGCTATGGAAAGTATTATGAGCCTTTCATTGGCGGAGGAGCCCTGCTTCTCGATGTTCAACCTGAAAGAGCCGTGATAAATGACATTAATGGACAGCTGTTGAATGTTTACCGCCAATTGAAAATCGATGCCGAAGCAGTGATCAAGGCGGTTGGTATACTTGATTCAGAGCCTTGCGATAAAGACAGATACATGGCCGTAAGAAAAATGTATAACGAAAAAATCGAATCTGGAGTACTGGATGTTGAGTGCGCAGCTCTGATGATATGGATTAACAAGCATTGCTTTAATGGCTTGTATCGTGTTAATTCAAAAGGTTTGTTTAATGTTCCCTATAACAACAAAACAAACGGTGTTTCAATCGATGAAGAAAACATCAGAGGTATTGGGCAGTATTTAAAAAACGCTGACATCACCATACGGCAGGGCGATTTTGAAGAGGCTTGCAACGATGTTGTCGCAGGAGACTTTGTGTATTTTGATTCACCTTATGTTCCGGTTAGCGAAACGGCAAACTTTACTGATTATACGAAAGATGGTTTTTCGTTGGAGGATCATAAGCGGCTTGCAGCATTGTACAGGCGTCTATCAGATATGGGCGTAAAAGTTATGCTGAGCAATCACGATGTTCCTTTGGTCCACGAGTTGTATGAAGGCTTCACCATTGAAGAGGTTGAGGTAAGACGCGCGATCAATAGTGATGCATCTAAGCGTTCCGGCAAAGAAGTGATAATTACAAACTATTAAGAGGATAAAAAATGCGGGATTTGATTAAGGGGAAGACCACCCCATTCTATCAAACAGAAAACGAGATACTACTTTTGGGAGATACTTTTTCGTTACTAAAAAAAGTGGCACCGGAGTCTGTTGATATGATTTTTGCGGACCCTCCATACTTTTTGAGTAACGATGGGATAACATGTCATGCCGGAAGGATGGTATCTGTTAATAAGGGTAACTGGGATATGGCGTCCTCTTTTTCAGACAAGCACACATTTAATAGAAAGTGGATAAGGCTGTGTCGGACCGTTCTCACGCCTAACGGAACGATATGGATAAGTGGCACACTACACAATATATACAGTATAGGCGTTGCGCTTGAACAGGAAGGGTTTAAAATAATAAACAATATTACATGGCAAAAAACAAACCCTCCACCTAATCTCGCTTGCAGGTGTTTCACCCACAGTACAGAGACGATTCTTTGGGCGCAAAAAGATGAAAAGAAGGCCAAGCATCGCTTTAATTATGAAGTCATGAAAGAAGCAAATGGCGGGAAACAGATGAAAGATGTGTGGACTGGACCACTGACTCCAGCGAAAGAGAAAAAGCTCGGAAAACATCCCACGCAAAAACCACTCTATCTGTTGGAAAGGATAATTATTGCTTCTACTTTGCCGGGTGATTTAGTTTTAGATCCATTTTGCGGTAGTTCTTCGACTGGTGTTGCGGCTAAAAGACTTGGCAGACGCTTCATAGGGATAGATAACGAAAAAGAGTACATTGAGCTTTCTATGCGAAGGTTGGAACAGGAGGAAAACTATGAGAGTATTTAATGAGTGGCTTAGGAAAATGAGGCCAAGTATTAATGGTTATGATTATTATGTAGATTTTGAAAAAGTCTATGCAAATGTTGATTCGATTAAAATCGAACTTAACATCATGAATTCTCTAATTGGCTCCCAAAACATAGAGTCCGATTTTAGTGCTCTGCTTGCCAGATATCCGGAGATACTGAAATGCATACCTACACTGCTTGCCGTTAGACAAAACGAGATCTATGCGCAGGATGATGCAGGAGCATTTGTCTATGATTTCTCAAAAATGAATTATACCGTTGACCAGTACATGACATTTATGAGAAAGACAGGGCTGCTCGATTTAATGGCAAATCACCTCGTAAATAATCTTGTGGATTATGTCCTCGGAATTGAAACCGGCCTCGATAGCAACGGACGCAAAAACCGAGGCGGGCATCAGATGGAAGACTTAGTAGAGAGCTTCATCAAAAAGACAGGGATTAGTATTACAAAGAAATGTATTTAACTGATATCGAACGCAAATGGGGCGTTGATCTGTCAGCTATTTCCGCAGAGGGTACATCAACTAAACGATGGGATTTCGTTGTGAAAACTCCTACTACCATTT